CTCAACCAATCCCTGTTGATATTTCATTTGTTGTAAAAATAATTTGTAATAGAATGAGGGAATTAAACGAGTTTAATAAAAATGTACTTGGGAAGTTCGCATCAAAACAAGCATATACATCAATCAAAGGACATTATATTCCAATCGTTATGGGAAACATTTCGGATGAATCAGTAATGGAACTAGAGAAAAGAAAATATTACATCCAAAGTTATGATTTCACAGTACTTGGATTTTTAATTGATGAAAATGAATTTGAAGTTTCTCCGGCAATTTCTAGATTATTACAGGTCGTGGAACTTGATAAAAACACAACAAAAAAACAAAAAAAATTAAATTCAAATCCAAGTAGTACAACTTTAAATGTTTTATTTACTGAAAATAATAATATTATTTCACAAATTTTTGATTATACCGCAGACTTAAATTTGGGTAAATCAATTAACATTGAGTCGTTTGATGTGTTCATTAATAATGAATATTATGGGTCTGATTTACCTCAAATACAAATCAACACAAACGATGTTTTAAAATTTATTGTGGTTAAAAAAGATGAGACTAAAGAGGCGTCAATTGTATTAGAAAACCATTTAATTTAGTCCTCACCATAGATATCCTTTTTAGGAGAACACTTTTCAACAATTAATCTTTCCAAGAATCTATACATTTTGATTCCATTTTTTTCACAATAAGTTTTAAGAATTTCGTGGGTTTCTACCGAAATCTTCAAATTTTTAATCTTTTTAATGTCTTTATCCATAGGTAGAAAAAAGGTAGAAAAAAGTCTACCTAAAATATAAATAGTTCGCACAAAGTAAAGTCTTTTGTTTTTTTTCAGAATATTTATCAATAAAAATAAATTAATAAATAAAAACAACAAAAAAAATGGCATCAAACAGTAAAGTATTCGTATCTCCTGGAGTATATACTTCTGAAGTTGATTTAAGTTTCGTAGCCCAAAGTGTGGGTGTAACTACATTAGGTATTGTTGGTGAAACCTTAAAAGGTCCAGCCTTCGAACCTATTTTTATACGAAATTTTGATGAATTCTCGGCGTATTTTGGAGGAACTTCCCCTGAAAAATTTATAAACACACAAATACCAAAGTATGAGGCGTCCTATATCGCTAAAGCATATTTACAACAATCTAATCAATTATTTGTAACTAGAGTTTTAGGTCTTTCCGGATATGATGCGGGACCATCTTGGTCAATCACAACAAAGGCAAATGTTGATTCAACAACAATTGATTTTAAATGTCTAACTTTAACACCAGGATGTGATTCTGTATGTGAAGAATATGTAACATATGATTATTTTTACGCTTTTTCCGGATGTGATGATAATGTGTCATCTATCACTATGATTGAGACAGATTTACCTCAATTTTTATTAAATAAAATTGATTTACCATATGAATTATTTAATGGTAGTATATCAACACTTCGTTCAGATATTAATAATTTAATATTTAATACGATAATTTCAGGAGAATCGTATAATGGTATTTCATATTTTGGTACAATACCATCAGATAGTTATTCAGAATTAACATCATATACAGCATCGACAAATGTTTTTGGTGTTGATAATGTTAGTTCAGATTTATCAGATTACGCAGCACCACAAAATGACCCTTGGTATTACGCAACTTTCAACAACTATACAAACAATGATTACTCAGGATATTCTTGGAACTATGCAGTCACTAACTATATTACAGGTGCTTCGGGTACTTTTACAGGTACAGTTTCAGGAAGTGTTTACACACTCAGTGGAACCGCTTTTACTGACTATAATAATTTAGTAGTTGGAACTCTACGTTCGAGAGGTATTTCCATTTACGATTCAAATGACCACGGTATGAACTATCAAGTTACTGGATTGACTGATGTTGTTATGAACTGTTCGGGAGCGTACTCAGGTGTTACTCAATCACCATTCGCTCCATTCCAAATTAGTGGTGTAACTTATCAAGGTTCTGGTTTTACATTTGATTGCTCATTCCAATCTAACGACACTAACTACATTACAAAAGTATTAGGTCTTACAAATTTTGGTAAATCTAGATTTACAACACCTTTGTTTGTTGAGGAATCTTATCCAGGATTGTTAAATTATGGATACAATAAAGGTTACATTCGTGGTTTAAACTGTGATTTAGTAGCGTTACCTGAAGCGAGGGACACATCATCAACAACTTCTATAGCTTGGTATTTGGAAAAGTACCAAACTCCAAAAACTCCTTATGTTGTTTCTGAATTAAGAGGTAATCAAGTTTACAAACTTTTCAGATTTTTTTCAATTTCTGATGGAGATTCTGCTAATACTGAAATTAAAATTTCTATTCAAAATATTTCGTTTGGAAATATGACTTTCGATGTTTTGGTTAGAGATTTCTTTGATACAGATGCAAATCCTGTTGTTTACGAAAAATATACTAATTGTACTATGGACCCATTTTCTAACAGTTTTGTTGGTAAAAAGATTGGTTCTTCAAATGGTGAATTTCCTTTAAATTCAACATTCATTATGATTGAGATGGCTGATGAAGCACCCGTTGACGCACTTCCGTGTGGATTCTACGGATTGGAGTCACGTGTTTATGAAACCGCTACAAACCCTTCCCCTTTTCCAATAATTAAAAACAAATATTTTTTCCCAGGTGAAACTGTTTTTGACCCTCCGTTTGGTACAACTGCTGGTGGTTCAAATATAACAACTTCATCGGGTGATGTTGTAAGAAGAACTTATTTGGGAATGTCAAGTTCATTAGGTATCGACTCTGACTTGTTACAATACAAAGGTAAACAAAATCCGGTTACAAATTGGTATTTAGCTACCGAATCCGCTCCTTGGAATTATTTAACTCAGGGATTTCATATGGATTCAGGGGCAACTGTTGTTACAATCTCTGATGGTTATGTAACAAGTGGTCAGTCTGCATTTATTTGTGGAGTTGCTGATTTTACAGACGACCCTGACACTCAAGATAACCCTTATTATTTCTTATTCTCAAGAAAGTTTACTTTCTGTTTTCAAGGAGGTTTTGACGGATGGGATGCATATAGAGAGTTTAGAACAAATCAGGATAGATTTGCACTTGGTGCTTCAGGTTACTTACAAGGAGCTTACCCATCAGTAAGATACCCTAACGCAACAGGTGACGGTACATTCAAAAGAATTGTGGTAGCAAACAACACCCAAGACTTTGCAAATTCTGACTACTACGCTTACTTGTTAGGTATGTTAACATTTGATAATCCTGAATCAACGAACATCAATTTGTTTGCAACAGCAAGTATTGATTATGTAAACAACTCTAACTTGTGTGAAGCTGCGATTGGTCTTGTTGAACAACAAAGAGCAGATTCAGTTTATATTGTGACAACACCTGACTACAATATGTATACTCCTGACGGAGGTAGTCAGTATGAAATAATCTACCCACAAGAGTCAGTCGATAATTTGGACGGAACAGGAATTGATTCGTCTTACACTGCAACTTTTTACCCTTGGATTTTGGTCAGAGACACAGTAAATAATACTCAAATCTACTTACCACCAACAGGTGAAGTTTGTAGAAACTTGGCACTAACTGACAACATTTCTTTTCCTTGGTTTGCAACTGCGGGTTACACAAGAGGTTTAGTCAACTCTGTTAAAGCAAGATTGAAACTAACTCAAGAAGATAGAGATACTCTTTATCAGGGACGTATCAACCCAATTGCAACATTCTCTGATGTTGGTACGGTTATTTTTGGTAACAAAACTCTTCAGGTTGCTGATTCGGCACTAAACAGATTGAATGTTAGAAGATTGTTGTTACAAGCACGTAAACTAATTTCAGCTGTGGCAGTAAGATTATTGTTTGAACAGAACGATGAAATTGTAAGACAACAGTTTTTGGATTCTGTAAACCCAATTCTTGACTCAATTAGAAGAGACAGGGGTTTATATGACTTCCGTGTGACAGTAAGTTCTTCACCTGAGGATTTGGATAGAAATACATTGACAGGTAAGATTTACTTGAAACCAACTAAAGCACTTGAATTTATTGACATCGAGTTCTTGATTACTCCAACAGGAGCATCTTTTGAGAACATTTAATAAATAAAAATTATAAAGTGGGGATAAAACCCCACTTTTTGCCTTTATATGAAAAAAGAATTTAAAGAGGGTATAACAAAACAAGGTACACCAGATTTAAAGTATTATGCTTTTGATTGGGATGATAATATTGTTCATATGCCAACCAAAATTATTTTGGAAAATGAAAATGGTGAAGAGGTACCGATGACTACAGAAGATTTCGCTCTTTATCGAGAAAAAATCGGAAAAGATAATTTTGACTACAATGGTGACACAATTGTGGGTTATGCAGAAAACCCGTTCCGAAACTTTAGAGTTGATGGAGATGATGATTTTTTGGTCGATGCTATGAGGGCAAAAACAGGTCCTGCGTGGGACGACTTTGTTGAGGCAATTAATAACGGGTCAATTTTTGCTATCATCACGGCAAGGGGTCATCGACCCGACACTTTGAAAGAAGGGGTTTATAATTACATTATCAATAATTTCGAAGGTATCAATAAGAACATTTTAATTAAAAACTTAAAAAAATACCGAGATTTTGTAGGTGAAGAAGAAATGACAGATGACCAACTAATTAGGTCTTATCTAGAACTGAATAGATATAACCCTGTGAGTTTTGGTGACACTATAGGAGCTTCAAACCCTGAAATTGCTAAAGTAAAAGCAATGGAAAACTTTATCTATTATGTAAAAAGTATGGCTTCACTTTTAAAAGGAAAAGCGGTATTAAAGAAAGACATTGCCAACAAGTTTATTCCTGCAGAACCCCAAATAGGTTTTTCTGATGATGACTTAAAAAATCTCGAAGCAATGAAAACACATTTCAAAGACAAAGAAAATGTGCAAACTTATTCTACTGCTGGAGGAATAAAGAAGAAATACTAACTAGTTAAGTAATTAATTAAAATAAACTAGAAATAAATAACTAAACTGGAACTGGTACTAGCAATAGTAATATTTTGAAACTATTAAGTCAAGAGAAATATTTTCAAAAAAGTTATATTTATAAGAAAATAAAAACGTTAAAGAAAAAAATTTTATACAATGGCTGATTTATTAATGAAAATGCCCATACCTTACGAACCTAAACGTCAGAATCGTTTTATTCTAAGGTTTCCTTCCTCTTTAGGAATTAACGAATGGTTTGTAGAAAGCACCTCAAGACCTCACATTATGATTGGCGCTACTGAAATACAATTCCTAAACACATCAACATTTGTTGCGGGTAGATTTAATTGGCAAACGATTAATGTAACGTTCCGAGACCCAATTGGTCCATCTGCATCTCAAGCTCTTATGGAGTGGGTTCGTCTACACGCCGAATCTGTAACAGGTCGTATGGGATATGCTGCAGGATACAAAAAAGACGTGGACCTCGAAATGTTAGACCCAACTGGTGTTGTTGTTGAAAAGTGGATTCTTTACGGAACATTCTTAACAGACGTAAACTTCAACCAATTAAGTTACAGTCAGGATGCTTTAGCAACAATCACAGCAACACTCAGAATGGACCGCTGTGTTCTTGTTTATTAATCTTTATTAATTTTTTTAAGACGTTATATTTAACCGTAGGGCCAATCCCTACGGTTTTTTATTATGGAAAATAAAGTTGAAGATTACGGACAAATGAATTTTACTCTACCACACGATGTGGTAACACTTCCAAGTGGGGGTATGTTTTACAAAAATAAAAAAGACTCAATCAAGGTGGGTTACTTGACAGCATCTGATGAAAACATTTTGTTAGCTGGGGGTCAAGATATGACTCTGAATTTACTGAGAGCAAAAGTATTTGAACCAGGTGTGAGACCTGAAGAATTGCTTGAAGGTGATGTAGAGTCAATCCTTATCTTTTTGAGAAATACAGCTTTTGGACCAGAACTAGAATTAAACCTCAAGGACCCTAAAACCGACAGAGACTTCAAAACAAACGTTAGACTTGACGAGATTAATATAAAAAGAGGACAAACACCTTCTGAAGATGGAACATTTACTGTTACACTTCCTGTATCTCAGACTACAGTTAAACTCAAACCATTAAATTACGGTGAAACAATGGATTTGAGTAGACAAATACAATCATACCCTCAAGGTCGTGTGGCACCGAGAAGAACACTTCGTCTACAGAAAGA